GGCTCATATATTGCGCGGCTTGCCTTTCGTAACCAAGGGAGAGCCCGATGGCTTCCTTGGCGAGCGCGATGCGCGACGCGCCGACGAGGCCGTTGAGGCTGAAGCCGCGAATATGCAGCATGTCCTCAGCCGGGATCAGGAACGGCAGGCCCTGAAGCTCGGACAGCAAATGCAGGCCGCTCGGCGTGACGCGATAGAAAATGCCGCCGCCCGGCGCCTCCCAGACGCCGACCCAATCGGCATTGACCGGGATGAGTTTGATGACGCGCCCGCGCATGTCGCGGATCTTGACCGAATAGGCATTGCCGCGCAGCACGAGGCTGAGCTGCATCATTTCCGCCCATTCGAAATAGTTTTGCCAATCGTTGGGCTGGTAGAGCAGCGGATAAAGCTCGTGATCTTCCGCGACCGTGCGGGAGCCGTCCTGATTGCGGCGATAGATGGTCGGCGTGAGTTTGGCGAAGTCCTCGCAAAGCATGGTGGCCGCCGCGAGGACGGTCGTCGCAGTCAGGGCCGTGACCTGATTGATCTCGACGCCGCTGACGGCATGGGCCGAGAAGCCGCCGTTAGACCAGAGGCCGCCGCCCTCCGACGAGCGCTTGCGGCCCCCGAAAAGGCGCGTGAACAATGACATTGCGCCTCTCTTGCTTTTGCCGCCTAACGGCTTGTCCGGCCCGAAGGGTCGGCTAGGAGCGAACGCGACGCCGAGCTGATGCGAGGGGCGCCTGCGCGGAGCGCGGCACGCAAAATTCAGCCGAAGACGACGAGCCCGCGATCGGCGGAATAGACCGAACCGCCCGTTTCCGGGTTGTTGGACATCAGGGCGACCGCATCGAGGGCCGCCATGAGCGGGTCGATCTTGGCGCGGCCCGAGGCTTGTTTCGTGATCATCGCGGCGTTGCCGCGCATTTCGATTTTGGCGTTGCCGACACACCACGCCATCATCGGGCACCCGGCGTGACGGAGCGTTCCGTCCGACAGCTTGCGCTCCATCGTCAGGATCGCGCCTTGCAATTTGAAGCCCTGCGAAACCGCCTGGACGCGATCTTCGCCGATGCCCGCGGCGGCGAGGGCGTCGATGACGGCGCCGACGCCATAGGGATCGAGGCCGACCGCGCCGGACTCCGGGAGCAGCCCAGCCGCCAGCACCTTGGCGACGATTTCGACCATCTGCTTGATGTCGTCGCCGAGGCGATCGACGATCGTCAGGTCGCCGTCATTGGCGTAATCGAGCAGCTGCGCGGCGATGGCCTTGCGGCGGTCGAGCACTTTCCTTTCGCACCAGGCGTGGGTCCAGACGAGCCAATCGCGGGTTCCGCGCTCGCGACCGATCAGAGCGAGGCCCATGAGATCGTCGGAGCCGCCGCCGTCTATGCCGGCGACGATGACTTCCGAGCGCGCGAGCAGCTCATCGAAGGTGAGCGACGCGTCGGCCGCGCCTTGCCAGTCTTCGGCGCCGGACCATGCATCGGAGGTCGAACCGCCGCCGATCTGGACATTCAGATGCTTGGCCAGCCAGCCATTGAGACTGGCCTCGGTGGCGTTTTGCGCCTCGGTCAGCTTGTCGCTCATCCATTCCGGATAGACCGACAGGCCCAAATTCGGATTGGTGATGTAGAAGTTTTCCGGCTCCAGATAGGCTTTGGCGTCGAGCATCGCCTTCGGGAACTCATAGAGCACCGGCAGGCTGCGCGGATCGACGATCTTGCCGTCGCGGACGTTGCGGAAATAATCCAGCTTCTGCTTGAACACGCCCGAGGGCGGCTCATCGGATTGCGTCGAGAGATAGACGACGAAGCCTTCAGGTCGCGAGACCAGGCCGCCAGTCGCCTCGCGCAGCATGTTTTCCGCATGGGCGCGCTTGCCGAAGAGCCAAAGCTCGTCGATCAGGACGCCAGTCGCCTTCTTGCCCGAAACCGTATCGTTATCGGCTGCGATGACCTTCAGCGTCGCCCCGGTCAAGAGGTGCGTGATGGTCTTGAGGTTTTCCTGAATTTTCAGGATCTCGGCCAGTTCCGGGTCGGCCTTGATCATGTCCCGGGCGGGGAAGAAGCTGTTGTTCGCGACCTCCAAAGTTGGGGCGAGGATCAGATATTCCGCGCTCTTGCGCCAATTGCGCAGAAGGGCCGTGATCATGATGCCCGCCGCTGAGGTGGACTTGCCGTTCTTCTTGCTGATCAGCAGGAAGAATTCGCGGATCAGGCGGCGGCCGGTCTCGTGCTCATAGGCGCCGAAAATGGCGCTGGCGAAGTCGAAGATCCATGCGCGGTTGGATTCCGCCATGGTCGGGCTGTTCAGGACGTCCACGATCTTGAGATCGCGGAATATCGCCATCGCCGCGTCCGCCTCCTGGGGAAAGAGCGGGGCGAAGGGGATGAGGCTTTGGCCGGCGACGAGCCGGGCTTCCCAATCCGGACAGGCGGTCGACCAGTCCGGCATGGGCGCGGGCTCTCCTTACTGGACCGATCTGGCGTTGGGCGGCGGGGCCGGCGCGGCGAATTTACCGCCGCCCGCGACACGGACCTCGGCAGCGATTTTCTGCGCTTCCTTCTTGCCGAAGGTCTGGGTTTTCTTCTCGTCCGCCAGGGCGGCGGCGCCGACCGTGCCGAGGCCGCGATCCAGAATGGACCTGGCCGCCGAGACGCGGGCGTTCTCGCTTTCGCCGCGCTCGGCGATGGTCTTCAGGGTCTCGATGGCGATGCGAGCGTAGCGTTTGCATTCGGCGCGGACGTCGCCCGGGATGGTCGTCGTCGGCTTGGCCATGAAAGGCAGCATGTCGACGCCGGTATCGACCGAGGGCTTGCCGTAGCCGCGATCGAGGATCGAGTTGCAGGCCTGGATGCGCGCCGCGCCGCTCGCCCTTGCGTCGAGCATCGTGTCGATCAGCACCTTGACCATCGGGAGGGCGTGGGCGCGAGCCTCGGCCTCGACGACTTCCGGCGCATCGCTGGCGAGAGCCGCGCGAATCGTATGGGCGGGAATCGTAGTCGCGGGGACGTGGTTCTTTGGCTTGCGGCCAGCCCCGGCGCGCTTACCGCCGCGTCGCGATTTGGGCTTTTCGTCCATTACGTTTGAATTCCGCCGTGAAACATTGATTAGGGCGGAGCAATCAAACCAAACGCTCCAAGAAAAAAAATTGTGCGGATGAGGGAATGGCCGGTTGCAAAGATGGCGATCCGGAGGAATTAAACCCCCTACCCCTCCCCGAGATTACAAGAGCAAGAGTTAAGCGCCCTCTTATCCGCCACCGCGCCGGCGTCCGAGATGATCCTCTTTGACCCGATTGTCATGCCCCCGGCAAAGCGACCGAAGGTTGCCGAGGGTATCGGCCCCGCCGTTACGCCGGCTCACGATATGGTCGGCGATACAAGCCCGCTCGCCACACCCCTCAACGGTGCATTTGAACCTGTCGCGCTTGAGGCACGCCAGCCGAAGCGCCTTCCATTCCGCGCTTGAATAGTACGGGTCAGCGACCTTCGCGGGCATCGCGATTGATGCCTGCTTCGCGAAGGCCAGCCGAGGCGGCGCGGTCTTCAACCGCCCCATTGCCAACTCACCCCACAGCCGGCGCGGGGTTCGCCGCGACAACCTGATTGAGATTGTCCGCGATCGCCTGCACCTGGCTCGTCAACGCAACCAGCGCGCTCGCATCGACGGCGACAGCGGCGTGATCCGTGATCGTCTTAGCCGCCCCTTCCGAGGCGGTCGAAGCATTGGAGACAGCCTGCTTAAGCGCTTCTAATTCCGGCGATGCCATGGGCGTAATCCTTTTCAGGGAGCGGATGACGAGAAGCTCATAATGCGCACGCAGAATGAGCAGATCGATTTGATCGAACGGTCGCGCCATGGCGTCACATGACTGCCTCCCGGAATTCATCAGGCAATAAAAAAGCCCGCCTCGTTTCCGAAGCAGGCTCTCGTCCTGTTTATCCGTGGCCAAGATAGCACCAAACATGCCCGGACTGTCAAGCTTTTCCTGCAATCATTTTTTCACCCTCGCGCAACACCAATGGAATCGGGCGCTCCATCAAATCCCGCAGCACGCGCCCGCGCCGCGCCTCGCCTTCAAACCAAGGCCGCACCGGCAGCGCGCTCGGCTGAACGTCCCACTTTTGCAGCCGCCCGGACAGGTCCGCCGCCAGCACATCGAGCGCCAGCCGCCACAGCTCATGATAGACCCGAGACACGGCATCCTCGGTCGGATCAGGCGAAAGCACCGCCTTCGGCGCAACGGACGGATCAAGTTCGGGCCGCACGCCAGAAACAGCCGTCTCGAACTCGACCCACACGTCGCCGCTCAGGCTCTTTTCCCACTGCCCGCTCTTGCGGAAATATTTGACCATGCCATTCGGCCAGCGCTCGACGTCCTGCCCAAACTCATCGATCCGCCATTCCGGCGGCTGGCCCAAAATCGCGGCGTTGAACACCAGATTGCGCAACGGCTTGCGGAGACGCGGACGCCCCGCCGCGTCAAGCGTCACCACGCGGTCACGCACCCGCAGCGCGCATCGGTCAAGCAGCTCCGGCGCGACATCGCCACGTTCCTCGAATGGCGAAAATTCCGCCAGACCGCCGACCTCCAGTGCATCCAGCGAACAAACCGCCTCATGCACGATCAGCGCATCATTGTGCGGCAGATCCTGCGCGAAGAAATCCGCCACGACGCCGAAGCGATTGTCCGCCAGACCCGCGAGCGACAATTCCTCGGCCCATTCGGAAACCTTGTCCCACGCGCCGCGAAAACCGTCCGGCGCATTCACGCGCGGCGTCTTCGGAAGCTCGCGCAAATAGGTCCACGCCAGCACATCCTCGATGCCGATCCGCTGCTTCGGCGGCGTCGCGACCTTGGCCCGCATCGGGCCGGACCACGCCAAAGCCAGATCAATCACCGCCTGCCTCTTGAGTTTGTCGCTCACCATTTTCAGCCCCATTGATGCTGCGAGGGTTTGCGAGGGTTCATAAAAACCCTCGCGCAAAATACGCATTTAAAAACAAGACATTGCGAGGGTTGCGAGGGTTGCGAGGGTTTTCCCTATACGCATGAAAACATTTTATAAATTTCCCCCCGAACCCCTTCACGCCTACATACGCGGGAAAAACCCTCGCAACCCTCGCAAGGCTTATCTATCGCATTGAAGGAAAAGCACTATTCGGCGCGAGGGTTGACTTTCCAACCCTCGCAAACCCTCGCAAACCCTCGCATTTTGAGGCGGCCACGCGAGGGTCAGACTAAAAAGCCGAGCCAAAACCGGGTTACGGGCCAAAGGAGCCGGGTCGCGCCTCATCCGCCATAGCCCTCGGGCCAGGACGTTCCGCCGCCGCTATCCGGCGCAGCGGGCACGTCATGCAGGCGGCAGTCGAGATAGGAGCGCGTGCGCTTTTCATCGCGCGTGAATCGCTTTTTCATCTCCAGCCCGAATTTCGTCTCCGCGCGCGGCCGGAGCGCATTGGCGGCGGACCAGTTGACATAGGCCATGTACATCGCCCGGGCGCCCACGCTCTGGCCTGGCTCGACCTCGACGCAATCGGCGACGAAGCGCCCGATCGGGTCCATGTCCTCGCGATAGGATTCGGTCGCCTTCTCGATATCCGGCGCGACGACGAGGCCATGCGCCAGAAAATCCAGCGCGCCCGCGATCAGCCAGTTCAGAATGCCCGGCCCTTCGGTCAACAGATCGGCGACCATTTCTTCCAGATCGCGCCGTTCTTCCTTCGGGATCGTGACCGACCAATGCACCACCAGCATGCGCCGCCAGATACCATTGTCGGTCCCGTCGATGCGCGGAAAGCCATTTCCGCTCATATGCGGCGTCGCGCGGTTCTTGAACTCGTAAAAGCCCTTGAACAGGGTCCGCACCGGGAAGGCCTCGCCGCCGGTCAGGCGCTTCACGAGGTCTTCCTGGAGCGCCTTGCCTTCGGCCAGTTCCAGCACGCGCACCATGCGCTTGCCGAACAGCCGCTCGATATCGGGCGATGGCCCGCCCGCCGCGCGCTCGCCGCCGCCGGAGATCGATTCCGCCGGAAGGCCGATGGCGAAACTCTCGCCGAGCAGCCGCGTCAAAGTCTCCAGAAAAACCGATTTGCCATTGGCGCCGAAGCCATGATGAAACATCAGATGTTGCAGGTTGAAGCCGAACAGCGCCGTCCCGCAATATTGCTGCACCGTCCGCAGTTTCACGGCGTCGGGCATGCAGCGCGCCAGAAAGGCCAGCCATTTTTTCGGGACGGCCTTCGGCTCATAGGGATAGGGGATGACGCCGGTCAGAAGATCCTCGCGCCGGTGGCCGGGAATGACCTCGACCCGCGACTTATAGATCGGCGCTTCCGCCGACCCCGGGTCTTCCTCGCCCCGGATAAAGCGCAACGTGTGAGTCAGCGTCGCCGCGAGAAAAGCGTCGGCGTTGAAATCGTCGGGCGAGCGGCGCAGATGCGGCGCGGCCATCTTCAGCATGTTGTCGCAGCGCGCCGTATTCTTGCTCGTCACGGCGAAGCTCCGCCGCGCCGCCTTGCGTCTTGCCAGCGCCTTGCGGGCGTCATTGGCGCGTGAAAGCAGTGCTTTGGCGTCCTTGCCGCCGTCCTCCGGGTCAATACCCTCGGCGGCCTTCACCGCCGCCAGCTCGTCCGGCGTATGCCTGAGATATTCCGCCTCCTGGGCGATGCGCCCGCCGAGCTGCTGCGCGACGATCTGTGCCATGGCCTCGCCGGAGGGCTGGTCCCAATGCGTCCCGCCCCAAACCAGATAGGCCCCGCCCGAAACGCCGCTCTGCGCCATAACGCAGAGATCACGCCCGAAATGCTCGCGCAGCCGCTTGCCATTGTCAGTGTCGGAATGATCGAACCGCGCACAAAGCTCAACGACCTTCGGATCAGCGCCAGATTCCCCGGCATCGGACGGCCCAAGCGAATCGCAAGGGTCCGGCTCGCCGCCCCCTTCATCGAGCGGCTGGCGACCGCCAGAGCGATCTGACGATGAAGCCCCCTCGATCATGTCCGCAATGCGCTTGTGAGGATCGACCGAATTCATTCGGGCCCCTCGGCATGGCGCCGTAGATCGGCATCGCACCAGTTGCGCGTCTTCGCCCCGGGAGCGATCCAGATCAGCTTCGTTTCCTTGCGGAATTGCGCCTGATGCCAAACAAACCACGCATAAGATGTCGTGCTGGAAGCCTTTGGATCCCATCGGCCTGCGACCATGGGAACACGCTCGCAATAAGGCGCGATGATCCGGGGTGGCTGGAGGCGAAACAGCCGCTCGTAACGCTCTGCCCCCTCCATCCAGCTCGTGCGCAGAAGCAATGCCACGCCGATCTGCGCCTCGCTCAATGCACGCTCGGCGAACTCGACCGCGAGATTGAATGGCGGATTGGTGACGATCCAATCTGGACGCCGACGCGGCACCACATCCGGCCCTTGGCCGACATAGGATCCTACCTCAAATCCCGCGCCATAATCCTCCACATCGCTGGCGTGAACCGTCCCAAAAAATTCAGAAAGCACGTGGACCATATGGCCCTGCCCAGCCGCAGGCTCCCAAACACTGCCGAAGCAATGCGTCGCGAATTCCTCGCGCAAAACCTCGCCGAGAAAAGCCCGAGTCGCCCAAGGAGGCGTAGGAAAGTAATCGAGCCCGCGCGCAGGGGCCGCACGCTTAGCCATGACGGCGGAAAGTCGTGAATTTACCCCGACCTCATGAAACGACTGGCTCAAAGCGTGGCCTCCACGCAAATCGCCGCCGGCGAGGAATAGCAGGAGGAAAGCGCGCGCGCCGCGTTTATCAGCCGCCGCGCATTCGCGACCGCGACCGCCGGGGCGCCCTGTTTTTCAACCCGCTCGCCACAACCCTTGCGATGCCCGGCCGCCTCGAGATCATGGAGGTGCCGCGCACAGCACTCCGCCAGCGATAGCCTGTCCACCGACCGCTCCGCGTCATGGTCCGAATCATCGGCCCCGCGCCCTTCCGCGCGCAGCCGGGCGATGCGGTTGCAGACGCCGGCTTGCGTGAACCCGAGCGCTTCGGCGATTTCCACGCGCCGCCTTCCGGCGAGAATCATTTCGACCAAACGGCGGTCATCGTCCGGCGTGAAAAACCGCCTCGGCTTTGGTGCGGGCTTACGATCGCCGCGCTTGGCGCGACGGATTTCAAGTCCTTTCGGCCATCGGCCGGCGCTTTTCATCCGCTGCACGGCATTGAAAAGCGCGGTGGCGCTCAACGCGAGCGCGTCGGCGATTTCCGCGCGCGTTCTGCCCCCGCGGCTCAAATCGATGATTTCTCGCATTTCCGCAGCAGTCATCCGACGGGTTTTTTTCATGCCGTCCCCCTGTGATCGCCGAACTGGACAAGGCTGGCCGCGCCGCGCGCATGTGCGGAAATGATCTCCACCGCCTTGTCGGCAGGCAGCGCCATGGTCGCGACGTCGAAGGCGCGCCCGACCAGGCTCGTCACCAGAGCCGCCGTGAAATCCTCCGGCGGGACGCCCTTGCGCGCGGCAATGTCGCAAACCCCGGAAATCAGCTGGCGCAGCGCACCATCAAACCCCTCGAAAAAGGTAACGCCGTCGCTCATGCCCTCGCCCCCTCGCTTTCCGCACCAACGGAGGCGTCCGACACGACTTTGCGATATTGCTCCGAGGCAATCGTCCGCTCGTCAGATGACCGCTCGTGGCCCTGCAAAACATCATTGAAATCCAACCCCGCCGGAGCCATGACGATGCGAATGTGCAGCCCGGGTCGCGCATAGCGGTTGCGCGCCCGCTTCATCGCCTGTTCGGTCGTGAACGGGTCGGAATCGCCGTCCCCAAGCAGAACCAAATCCTCGACGCTCGGCGGAATCAGGATCCCCGGCGCATCGAAATCCGGAACTTCGCCCGGAACCTTCTGCGCGCGGCCATTCGCCGTCTTGAGAAACGGATGCGGGACGCTGGCGAGCGCCTTGCCGCCCAGATTGCCGAGATCGACCGAAGACCAGAACGCGTCCGATGCCCGCAAACGGCCCGCGCGCAGCAGAGCGGTCGCCACCGACAACACGGTCTCGATACCCTCGCCGATAAACAGCCGTTTCGGCTCGAGCGGGCCGCGCAGCACGATATGGCCGCCAGATTTCGAGCCGCGAATTTTCTTCGCCGGGAGCGAAGCGCCGGTATCGGGATCGACGACGCGCGCCTTGCGCGACGCGTCCGGCGAAAGATAGGTCACATGGACGGCGGAAAAGACGCCGTCATTATCGCGCACCGCCGCCAGCATGGCCGGTCCGCGAAACAATACACGCGGCTCTCTCCGACCGGCGTCGTCAAGCTTTTCGCCGTGGAAATAGGGAACCGCCCGCGCGCCGCGAACATCCGCCGTCGACGGCAACGCGCAGCCCCTTGCGCGCAAATAGCCCTCGACTTCATCACGCGAAAAAGCCGCGCCTTGGTCCCAGAGCCGCCGCGCGCGCGCAATCTCCTGCTCGCGATAATAAGCGGCCGCGCGCTCACGCTTTTCCGCCTCCGCCTGACGCTTGCGCTCCAGGCGCGCCGCCTCTTCCGGGTCGATCTGCGCGGCCCCGCCCAGAAATTCGACAGCCGCCCGGAAATCCAGCCCTTTGACCTTTTGGACCAAAGTGAGCGCGTCGCCGCCCTCGGAACAGGCCGCGCAAACCCACTTATCGCCCTTGATCTCGAACCGCGTCGTGGTCTTCGAGCCGCCGCAGAGCGGGCAAGCCCCCATCATGCTTTTGCCATGGCGGCGCAGCACGGCGCCGAGATCGGTCGCCAATTTAGCGAGATCGACCCGCGCTTTCAGATCCTCGATCTGCGCTTCCGAGAGCCGCATCAAGCTAGCCCTCCCACGACAGCCAAAGTCATGATGAAAAGCGCATACCAGAAGCCGAAGCCCCGCTCGCGCAGCCAGGCCGCGGCGCGCCAACGCAGAGCCTTCCGCCGAGGCCGAGCCGGCGAAAGCCGCACATCCGCGGAAGCCCCGCGCCAAATGCGCTCAGCGTGATCGGGCGCGCGCTCGACGACGACGGACGCCAGCGCCCCGACCATTTCTGTCAGGGCCTTCTCCCGATCCGCATCGACGACCGCATCGAGGACCACGCCATATTGCTTTCGGATCACATCATAGAACCTGGGCGCAGCGCTATTCGTCTCAATCATCCGGCCCTCCGCATTTCCTCGGAAATCACCCGCGCATAAGCGCCCCAGAAGCCGCCATTCGAACCGTCGAGCAGCGCCGCCAATCGTTCAGGCCGCAGGCCCAACGCGCGGCGGATGCGCGATGGCGGCCAACCGGCCCGCGCCATGTTGCGCGCCGCCGAACCCTTCGGACGCTCCGCAACAACGACGATGCGCCGCCCTCGAATGATCAGCGTCGAGATCACGACGCGGCTCCCTTCTCCCCTCGCGGGAGAAGGTGGCGCGAAGCGCCGGATGAGGGGGCCGGGTGGCCAGATAAGGTGGCCACCCCAGGATCGCCGCCAGCCGCGAGCGCGCGCACAAATTCCTCATGCGAGCGGATGCGCAACGCATCGCCCTGGCGCGTCAAAGCCTCGGCGCGCGCATAAGCCCGGTCGGACGCCGCTCGAAATCGTCTCGCGCGGCGGCGATGCCAAAAATCGGGGCGCGTCCACTGGCTGAGCCAGAGCGCCAAGGCAAACCTCATTAAATCACCCAGCAGGGTCAGGTCAGCCCTCGCGGGCCTCCCGAAGTTTCGAGTGCAAAGCGGCGGATCGCCGCTCCAGTTCGGCGAGCTCGGCGCGCGCCAAAGCGTCGCAGGCCCAATCGGGCGGCGACGCCATGACCGCGCAGATAAAGTCCACGCCCCAAAGCCCGATCATGCGGAAAACTCTGTCGCATCCGGGCGTCGAGACGCCTGAAAGCCAGTTCTCGACCGTGCGCGGAGAGACATTGAGCAGACGAGCAACCGTCTTGGCCGTGTCCCGAGGGAAGAGGCTCCGGAGGAAGGAGGTAAATTTCTGGTGGTCATACCCGCAGATCTGCGGGTTCAAGCCCGTATCTTTGTCCATGGCGCCGTCCGATAGTGATCCGGACGAAACGGGCGAAAAGGAAAAGCCGATTGATGCAGCGGAGACCATCATACCCTCCCCTGCAAGACGCTCGTGACGTGCGGGAACACGTCACAGAGCGAGGAGATGAACACGAACGAACGAAAACGAGAGAAAATGCGGAACGCGTCGCCCGGCTTGGCAAGGCCCGGGCGGCGCTTGCCGTCGCATTGGCGCGACTCGCTAAAGCTGAGCAGACGGGCCATCATGCGATGCCTCGAAGCCGAAAGCGTTTCCGCGCGCCATGAAGCCGGCCGAGCCGAAGTGAATATTCCATCAATCCACCCCTCCAGCGGAAGGACGCTCGACCCCATCGGGCCAGGGCGCGCCGACAGGCCATTGATCCGAGAATGTCTTGATGATCTTCTGGATGGTGCGCGACCCCATGTCGCCCCCGGCCCTCAGATCGCCGATCCGTGCGCCGCGCTGCATGAAGCGCGTGGAAACGGTTGAAGGCGCCTGCCCGGTCAGGGCGACATAGGCGTCAAACACGATCAGGAGCTTTTGAATATCATTCATAGCCCCAACATAATCGGACATTTGTCCGATGTAAACAGACAAGTTTCGGCTCGCGCGTCGGACGGAAATCCGAGATAAACGGACATGATGGAACCGAAATATCCGCCGCAAACGCCGATCATGATGGAAATCCAGCGCCTGGCGGACGCGCGCGGCAAGGATTTGACCACGCTCGCCAAGGCGGCGGGGCTGAGCGGCGACACGTTGACCAAGGCGCGAAAAAGGGGCGCGGACCCCAACGCGCGGTCTATCCAAAAGCTTCTGGATTACTTAAAGGTCGCCCCCGGCGAATTGATCCCGGCCGCCCGGCCCTCGGAGCCCGCGATGCGCGGGGAGATTCGCCCCGCGCCCGCCCGGAGACTCCAGACGGCGCCGATGACCAAGGATTTGAAAGTCATGGGGACAGCTGCAGGTTCCGCGATCAATAATGGCTTCGAAATGACGGAGCAGATCACGGAATATGTCGGACGTCCGCCAGGCCTCGTCGGCGTCCCGGACGCCTATGCGATTTACGTCGTCGGCGAATCAATGTCGCCGCTCCATCGCCCCGGCGATCTTTGCCCCGTCCATCCTTACCGGCCCTACAAGCGCGGCGACTCGATCATCATTCAGGTTCGCACGCATATCGGCGAACCTCTCCACGGCTATATCAAGATCTTCAAGCGCGAGACCGAAGACAAAATCGTCGTGGAGCAGATCAATCCCAAGGCGGAACTCACTTTCATGAAAAGCACCGTTGTCAGCGTCCACAAAGTCATGACGATGAACGAGTTGCTCTCCGCCTGAATCCAGATCAATCAGATGCGTTTTCTATGAATTGCCATCGCAAATATTTAACGATCGCCGCCATCGCTGCCCTGGTCGCCGCCCAGCCAGCTGAAGCCAGGCGCGCTTACCACCACTCCCTCGGCCACCACTCATCACATAGCTATCGCGTGCATCACGCCGCGCGAGCCCATTCCTATGTCGGCCATCTTGCGCATTACACCGTCGATTACGCGGTGCATTATTCGATTCGCCGCTCAGTGCGCTCGGCCCTTTGGCCGTCTCACCCGCGCGAGCCGCATGAGACAACGCCCGCAGCGCCTGCGCCCGCCGCGGCTATGTCGCCGGGCTGGAGCCTAACGACCTGATTACCAGGGCGAATGGCGCGATCATCAAGACGAGCGCCGATTTCGTCGAGGCGATCAACGCCGCGCATCGACCGGCGCCCTGCGCCTCACGGTCGAGCGCGAGGGCAAGCAATATAACGCCTCGATTCCCCTCGACGGGACGGCAAGCAAATGAGATCGCGCCCAAATTCGCAGCGCCTGCCAACACGGACGTCGGAAAAGGTCCGCGACAGGGAGTGACCGGACGCATGTCCGTTTGCGCTTGACATCGGACATTTGTCCGATATTCTCGCCTCCATCGGATTTCCCGCCGATGGAGCCTTGCCTTGCCCAATTCCAATCCAGTCAGCCCGCGCGCCGGGCTGACGGAGCCGCGCGCCATTATTGCGCGCATGGCCGAAGACCTGAACGACCTGCGCCGAGAACAGGGCAGCGTCACCCAGCCGAGCCTGATGGCGCGCGGCTGGACCCCCGGCCAGCTCAGGAAGCATTATCTCTCCGCGCTGGAAGAAGCCGTCCGGACCTATTCCGAGACGAAGGCCGCGCGCACCGAGGCTGACGGCGCAAGTTCATACAATCCCGATCTTCCACAAAATGCTCCATTCGAAAGCTTCGACGCTTCGATGCGCCGCCAGCTGGCGAAATTCGAGGAGCTGCAAGGCTGCGATCTGCGCCCGGCGCTCGAAGGAGAGGCGTGATGGCTCTCCTGCGCCCCTTCCTCGCAGCCTGCGAGACCGCCCTGTTCATCGCCATGATGGCCGCGATCTTCATGCTCTGCCTTTTCCTCGACCCCGAGGTCAAGCCGTCGCGGGCCGCCGCCCGCGCGCACACCTTCACCCCCGCGGATTCCTCCCCCGTTGGGCGCCTGGCCGGCGTCGCTCGCCAAACAGACGACGCCGGCCTTTTTCCTTCCAACGACAGACCCGATGCAATCGCCGCGCTGCTGCGGGAGAGGCCGTGACCATGCCCAACACCGCCCTTTCCCATTTGCGCCAGACGCTCACCGATCTTCATCGGGCTGGCGTCGCCCAGACCACCGCCATCGGCGCGCTGACGACAGAGTTGTCGCGCGCGAAACCGGACCCCGAGGCGATCCACAAGGCGGCGGCGGCGATCGCCACCGAGACGCGCGAGATCAAGACCCTGGCGCAGGACATTTTCGTCGCGGCCAACGACATGAGGAGGCAAGCCTGATGAGCCTCGCCGCCGTCGCCCTCGCGACCTTCATCCCCTGCGCCGTCTACGCAATCGTCTACGGCCTCGGCTGCCTCGTGCTGAATGTGAGGCCATTTCCGTGATCTGGACCCAAACCCTCAAAGGCACAGCCTTCGACCTGCTCGACCCCGACCCGAAGCTGATCGATTTCAAGGAGATCGCCGAACAGCTCGCCCGCATCAACCGTTACGCCGGAGGCAGCGAAAAGCCCATCAGCGTCGCGCAACACACCCTGATCGCCATGGACGCCGCCGAACCCGGCGACCGCGCCGCCGTGGCGTTGCATGACGCGCATGAGGCCTATATCGGCGACCTCCCAGCCCCGGCGATCCAGGCGCTTCACGCCTCCATCGACGAAATCTATGGCGCCGAGGCTGCGGCGGCGATGAAGTCGAGCCTCGGCTATCTAAAAGACCGACTCGACGCCGTCATTTTCACCGCGGCGGGCCTGCCCCTGCCTGCGCTTGTCGATGGCCAGCCCACGCGCATCCGCCGCGCCGATCTGGTCGCGCTGGTCACGGAGCGCCGCGATTTCCTCGCCGCCAAGCCGCGCGATTGGGCGCCGGAAATCGAGGCCGTCAAGCCGCTGCCGAAGAAATACCGCTTCAAGTCGCATCTCGACGTCGCCGACGAACTCTACGCCGCCTTCAAAACCTGCCTCCCCGCCCTCCGCCACAGCGGCGCGTGACGCCCTTCTCCCCTCGCGGGAGATGGTGGCGCGGCGAAGCCGCGACGGATGAGGGGGACAACCCCGTCAGAACTAGAAAGGAACCCCAATGGCCAAAATCCGCGACGCTAGCACCCTCATAGGCATGGTCGAAAGCGGCGAAACCATCACTGATCTGTTTCAGGAAATCACCGACACACTTGCCGCCATGGAAGCGAACCGCGCCGGCCGCAAGAAGGCCAAAGTAACGGGCAGCGTGACGCTGAAAATCAAGTTCACCAATGAGGGCGGCGGCACAACCATCGACGTCGAACTCGACTCCAAGCGCCCGAAGAAGGTGCGCGAAAGCACGTACCTCTTCGTCGACGCGGACGGGACGCTTTCGACCGAGCATCCCCAGCAGACCGACATGTTCAAAGGCCCGCGTGAAATCTCGCCGGCCGCCCACGCCTGACCGTTTAACCCCTCCACGCCCAACGAGGACAGACCATGGCCCATATTGAATCCGACGCCGCCACTCTGGAAAAGCTGACCGACCTCGCCGCCCAGGCGCGCGGCGGAGAACTCATCGACGTCAAGGCGCCAGAAGGCGTCAAGGGCGTTCCCACGACCATCCCGGCTCTGCTCATCGCCGGAACGACGCCGAAGCTGACAGACGTCTCCGCCCTGTTCGAATCGTGGCGCACCAAGCCGGCGGCCAAGCGCGGAACCGCTCGCGCCCTGACGCTCGACAGCTTCATCGCCTTGACCAACCGACACAAGACGACGGAGTCCGCCGTCTTCGCGGACACAACCTGGACCAAGCCGAGCCTGACCGCCGTCATCGATTACCACGAGGCGAAAAACGGCGGTGAGCCCGATAACTGCAAGCACCGCGTGGCCTATGAATTCCCGCTCTCCGAAGAATGGAAGGCGTGGGTCGAGACCAATGGCGAGGCGTTCAAGCAGATCGACTTCGCCGCCTTTATCGAGGACCGTATCGCCGAGCTGACCGCGCCGACGAGCGACGAGGCGCGCTATTTCGAAGACCTGTTCGCGACCAAGATCGCGACGCCGGCGGAGCTCGTCACGCTCTCGCGCGGCCTTCAGGTCAATGTCGAATCGCGCGTCAAGAACGCCAGCGTTCTGCAGACCGGCGCGGCGCAGATCGTGTTCGAGGAAGAGCACCGCGACGCCGGCGGCAACGTGCTGAAAGTCCCCGGCCTGTTCCTGCTTTCGGTCGCGCCCTTTTTCATGGGCGAAAAGGCGCGCATCCCGGTGCGCCTGCGCTATCGCGTCTCGGGCGGCTCGA